AAAGCTTCAGATATCTTCAAAGAAGATAATTATATAACAAAATATGCTGGCAAAGGAAGAGATGGTGTTGATGAATTTTATAAACTACCAATAGACAAAGTAAAGTTTTTTAAAATATAACTTGACATACAGTAAAATAACATTAAATTAAACAAAAGAAAAATGACACACAAAGACATTAAACAAATCGAAGATAAAAATCTTAAAAAAATAATGATGTTAATAAAAAAATTAGAAACATCACAAAATAAATTAAAAAAAGTCTTAAAAAACCATGAAAATAAAGATGATAAATAAACAGTTGAATCAACTAACTTGGGAACAGGTTAGTTTTCTTGTAAGGTCAATTTTAGCTAAGTCACACCTAGAACAAAATTACAATCCAGATTTACAACAACTTATAAGAATGTTTGTAAAAGAAGAAGTAATCACATATGCTACGTTAATGGACCTATACAGTATTCAAATGCATGTATTTCACGATTTAATCGATTTAGCTGAAGATAATGAGAATTATGAATTATGTGGTCAACTACTAAAAATAATTCTAATAGAAAAGAAATTATACTTGGAATGGATAATGGCAATGACAGACGAAGATATTCAAGATGAAAGCCTAGAAGAATATAATTACACTAACCTATTTTTTCAAAAATATAAAACAAATGAATGAACAAAAATACAATAAGATAATAGAAAGGTTATCGTTATCAATTATAAAAGTAATAACAACCTTTTTATTAATCCCAGTAGTCTTAATATGGTTAACACCATTGGCATATTGGCAAGCACTTATAATAACAATATTAACAATAACAATATACAAACAAATTAAAAGATATGTGGGCAGACAATAAACAAACACTTAAATGGTTAGAAGAACAAGGACCAACATTTCACATGAGCCTTTTCCACCACCATAGTTTAACAAGCAAAGCAAACGGAATTGCAGAACCAGAAGATAATGAAATGGTTACTTTCGAATATCCAACTGGTGAAAAGTACACGATAAGATATGCCAAATTAAAAGAATTGGCTATGGAAGAACAAACAAAATTTATTGAACAGAATGACCGTAAATCAGATGACCCAAAAGGATTGGAATAAACTTAAAGCATATGCAATAGCAATCGTCAACGATGAAGATTATGCAAAAGACCTAGTTCAAGACTTTTTAGTTAAAATGCTAGAAAAAGATAAAGGTGATTTAGAAATGAATAGTGGTTATACGTTCAAAGGACTTAGACTCTTATTTCTTGAAGAAATTTATATTGAAAATGCTGATTTTAGAAAAAGGTTTTCAGACGAATACAAACACTTCAAACAAATGGAAGAAGAAACAGAAGACGATGAAACTCTTATATTAAATAAAGATAAAGAAACACAATTAAAAATAGATGCTGCAACTCAAGTATATGACCAGTTAAATGTTTTTGATAAACAACTATACGTAGTGCATTATATCAAAGGTATAAGTCAAAGACAAATAAGCAGAGAAACAGGTATTAAATTAGGAACAGTGCAATATCGTTTTAAATTGATTAAACAAAAAATAACAGAAAATTTAAATAAAAAACAAAATGGGTAGAGGAAGAAAACCAAAAGTACAACCAGTTCAAGAAGAACAAATAATTGATATCACAGCACCAGCATTAGAAAATGAAGTAACATTACCAGCAGCTGGATTAGGTGATACCGTAGCAAAGATAACAGAATTTTTAGGTATACCAAAATGTGAACCTTGTGAAGAAAGAAGAAAGAAATGGAATAAAGATTTTCCATGGCTGTTACCACAAGACTTGGATAAAATGGAAACAGAAGATGCAGAGTTATTAAAGAGAGTTAAAGCAACACCATCAGCAGTTAAAAATGAAGACGTAATAGCTTTATTTGCTTTATATAACAAAATATTCTCACCAAAGAGACCAGTGAAAAGATGTCAATGCCCAGGTCTTTTAAGAACTATCGTAGAAAGATTATCAGTATTATTAGAAAAATAAGTATTCAACCCTCAAAGTAGGGTTGTTTGCATTTATAATAAAAGCTATTTAATTAATAAACAATATACTATGGCAAAACAAGATAAAAAAACAACACAACCAAAAAAAGTGGTTAAAGATAAAAAAATAGTTGAAGAAGAAAAAATAACACCTTTTCAAACTCAATTTGTTGATATATGGTTTAATTTAGGTTTTAATGGTAAACTTGCTTATAAACAATTAAAACCAAATGTAACAAATGAAACGGCAACTGTAGAAGCATCAAAAATCCTAACATTACCTAACGTTCAAGATTATATAGAGTTAAAAAGAGAACACATCAGACTTAAAGAAGAGATTACATTAGATTTTATAGTTAATGGTCTTAAAACGATTATTTTTGATGTTATGCAAGAAGAAGTTGAACGAGACGATAATGGAAGAATAACATCAAAGCCAGATAGAAAATCAGCTTTAGCAGCATACCAGCAATTATCAAAGTTAGCTGGATTTGAAGCACCTAAAAAAGTTGATATGAAATTAACAGGTCCAATAGACATTTCAAAATTAGTTTCTTTTGATGATGAGGAAAAACAAAACTTAAATGATTAAAATAAATAGTATATTTGCATTATGGCAATAGTATATAGACACAGAAGATTAGATACCAATGAAATATTTTATATTGGTATTGGAAGAGATATCAAAAGAGCTTTTGATAAACATAAAAGAAATAGACATTGGTTATCTATCAATAACAATACAACTATTGATGTTGAAATATTAAAAGAAGATTTATCTTGGGAAGATGCTCAAGAATTAGAAATATTCTTAATTGAACAATATGGTAGACGTGATTTAGGAACTGGTCCATTAGTTAACTTAACTAATGGTGGTGACGGTTTAATTAATCCTTCACCAGAAGTTAGAGCTAAGATTAGTATTTATTCAAAAGGTTCTATGAATAATATGTATGGTACTAGTAGAACTAGAGATACAAATCCGAATGCTAAACTTGTATTAGATACTAACTCTGGTATTTTTTATACTTGTGCTAAAGATGCAGCAGAAGCATTTAATATACCTTATGGTCGTTTAGTGAAATATCTGTGTGGTCAAAATAAAAATAACACTACATTAATTTATGTATAATGATTAAAATTAATCCAAAATATAGGTCCCTATTTGCCAATGATAAACGTTATCACTTGGTAAGTGGGGGTCGTTGACCGTGCTAGTGGTAAATCATATACAGTAGCTTTATATTTACTGTTATTAACTTTAGAAAATGGTAATGTAATATTATTTGCTAGATATACAATGACATCTGTTAGTATATCAGTATTCCCAGAATTTATTGATAAAATTGAAAGCCTAGGTCTTCAAGATTTATTTGAGATAACGAATAATGAAATTATTAATAAAGAAACTGGTTCTAGGATAATTTTCAAAGGAATAAAAACAGGCTCTTCAATACAGACAGCAAATCTTAAGTCAATTGCTAATCTTAATGTTGTTGTAATAGACGAGTGTGAAGAAATTCCAACAGAAGAAGTATTTGATAAAATCGATTTATCAGCCAGACGTAAGGACAAATTCAATAAGATAATACTTATCTTTAATCCAACGTCCAAAGCTCACTGGCTTTATGAACGATTTTATGAGTCACAAGGAATTGAACCAGCTGTTACAACTCAATCAGACGATACCAATTATATCCACACAACATATCTTGATAATGCAAAACATTTATCAGATAGCATTATAAAGCAAATACAGAAGATTAGAGACACAAATATCAATAAGTATAACCACATTATACTTGGAGCATTTTTAGACGTTGCTGAGGGTGTTATTTTAAGTAATTGGGAATATGGTGAATTTAATAATGATTTGGAATATGGTTACGGGATGGACTTTGGTTACAACACGGACCCTACAACATTATGTAAAGTAGCAATAGATAAAAAGAATATGATTATTTATTTAGACGAAATACTTTATAAAGCAGGTCTTACAACACCACAAATACATACTATGATTAATGGTGAAGTAACAAATAAATTAATCGTGGCTGATAATGCTGAGGGCCGTTTAATTGATGAATTAAAAAAATTAGGTATAAACATTAAAGCATGTACAAAAGGTGCTGGTAGTGTTGCTGAAGGTGTTAAACTACTTCAAGATTATAAATTAGTAATAACAAAAACTTCATCAAACCTAGCAAAAGAATTAAACAACTATATCTGGCACGATAAGAGAAGTAACACACCAATCGATTTCTACAATCACTTAATTGATGCAATTAGATATTATGTTACAGATAAAACAAAAAACCCAACAATAACCAAATTTAAAATACGATAGAATGAAAATAGAAAATATTACAATAGAACAATTTATGAGATTACAATTAATTGTTGATACTTATAAAGACGATGATAATAAATTAAATGCCGAGTTGGTAAGATATCTTTATGGTAATCTGGATGTACCAAAGATTGAAGCCGATAGAACTCTTTTAGAAGTAATGCAAATTCTTAATGATAAACCAGATTTTATTCATAGGTTTACTTACAAGGGTGTTGAATATGGTTTTATACCTAATTTAAATGACATTACAACAGGTGAATTTATTGACTTGGATGAATACATCAAAGATGGAAAACAATTGCATAAAATAGCTGCTATTCTTTACAGACCAATAATCAAATCATCTGGTAAATTATATGACATTGAAAAATATGAAGGTACTAGCAAGTATGCTGAAATAATGATGGGGGTTGATTATAAAGTTGTTTTAGGTGCACTGGTTTTTTTTTGGAATCTCGGGAGGAGTTTATTAAACCATACCAATACTTATATACAAAAAGAGACCCAGAAGGTGAGCAAGATGATAAAGAAAGAAGATTAATAAGTGATGAAGAAGCTTTTGGTGAAGAATTTGGATGGTATGTGATGCTATATACAGCAGCTGGTGAACAATACTTAAAGATAGATGATGTGGTTAAATCAAAAGCTTCTGAATTTCTAACATTTATGAACTTTTATAAACGTAAGACAGAACTAGATAATAGAAGAATTAATAAATATAAACAATAATCAAATAAACTAAAAACTATTAAATAATAAAACAACAAGATGAATACATTTTACAAAGCATTAGATTTAATTAAAAATAGAGTAGAAACCAATCCTTTGGTGCATACTACTATATTTGCACGTCTTGATGAGAAAGACTTATACAAAAAACAAATATATCCAATTGTTCATATAATCCCTGTGGCTGCACCTTATGTTAATTCACAAGTATCACAATTCACTTTTGATGTTGGTGCCTTTGAACAAAGAGATATATCAAAGTTTCCAACAGAAGATAAATTTACTGGTAATGATAACGTAATCGATAACCTTAATTTAACATCAGCTATTCTAATTGATTTAATCACATTTCTTCAAACACAGAATAATGATGACAATATTGAAGTGATTGCTATTGGAAATCTAACACCGATACAATATAACGATTTTAATATCCTTGATGGGTGGACGGTACAGATTACTTTACAATTACCTAACGACATTTCAACATGCTCAGAATTAGTAAACGAATAATAAATGCAAAAAGATAATCAATTAACAACAATAGGTGGTTTCGTTAATTCTCTAGTTAGTTTTTTAGGTGATAACACACCAAAGAATACTGGAGCATTAGCTAGTAGCTATAAAGGTAATTTTACTATTGATGGTATTGAAATATATGGTTTAGATTATTTTAAATTTATTGAAAGTGGTGTTAACGGTACTGAGCAATCATGGGGAAGCCCATATAGCTTTAGTAATAAAATGGTTCCGATATCAACTATCCAAGGATATGCTGATGCTAGAGGTATTAACGTTTATGCTTTACAAAAAAGTATATTTAAAAATGGTATTAGACCAAAAGATATAATAACAAGTTCAATCGATGGCAAAATAGATAACTTCGGTGATGATTTAATTAAATCAATCTGGGATGACTTTGCTGAAGAAGAAAAGAAAAAAGATAAAACAATTAAATAAAAATAAATTATGGCAGATTATATTTTAGCAGTACAATTTATAGGACCAGTTCCATCTGGTTCAACAATAACAATGTCTTGGAGTGGTGCTGGAGGTACAGTAACATCAGCAACAGAACAATTCGTTCCATTACGTAGCAGTAATTATAAAACAACGATTAGTTCAAATCTAATTCAACAAGCAATTAATTTTAAAAATGCTTTACTATTAGATTATGGGGCTAACTTAAATGTTACACAAGCTGCTAATATAGTTTTTATTAGTAGTAAAAATACAACTAACCCAATGTCTGGAGCAACAACTAGTAGTAATATAATATTTAACGGAACAGCTAACTTTAATTATTTAAACATTAGAGAAATTAATGCACGTTCTCCATATATATTTATATCTTCAGAATTATCAGCTTTTACTGAAACACAATTTACAATAACACAATATGAAGGTGATGTTTTAAATTATGTTAATAAACCTGTATCTTATATAAAAACAAAACAAAAGATTACACCAACACAAGAAAATATTTGGATTAACATATCTAATTTATTAAAAGAAGATTTAGAATCAGATGTAAGTGAATATATAAACCACAGCCCAACGATAGCAAGAGAAATTAGACCAAATGAAAGTAAATGGGCATATATTGAAACAGTTAATAGTTATTTAAATACACCAGTAACAACTGGTTATACATTTTGTTATTTAGTTGATGGTTATGTTGAAGCATTAGAAGGACAAACTGGTTTACCAAGACTTTTAATGACTGGTGATAAAAGATATTTACATAGAGGTTGTATTGAAAATTTATATTTTAAAACAAGAAGTTTAACAAGTGTAACTTATAGTTCATCAACAAGTGGGCCAACAACAATTAGCTTTACTGGTGACACAACAAGGAATACTGGTTATGTTAAAAGAATTACAGTTGATACAGAAGCATTAAACGATAGTGATGATTATATCGTATATAGATTTAATTATGGTGGTACAATAGAAACTAAAACTTTTTACTTTTATCCAGAATGTAAATATGATGTTTATAATTTAGTATTTAAAAATAAACACGGTATGTTAGAAACGATATCAATGAGTAAGAAAACATCTAAATCACTTAGTGTTGAATCAAGTGAATACTTACGTTCTATTGTTGATTTAGAGGGTTATTTTGATATTTCTAGACATACTAAAAAACAATTTAATGTAGGTGGTACAGAAGAATGGACATTGAATACTGAATACCTTCCAGAATACATGAACGAACCAATTAAAGAAGCTATGTTAAGTGAAGAGATGTGGTTAATAGATGTTAATGAAAATATAATTCCAGTTATTAGAATGGACCAATCAATCGATTTTAAAACATCATTAAATGATAAAATGATTCAATACACACTTAAAGTTAAATTAAGTCATAACACAGTAAATAATATTCAATAATGAAAGTAAAAATATATTTAGGTGAGGAAATTGTAGACCTTACACCAGTTGCTATATCAACACTATGGAGATACCGTTTATCGTTTAGAGATAACCCAGCTGATTCAACAAGTTTCAATTTTGATATTGTTAAAAATGGTGAGATACATTCAAACATTAGAAAAACATTTACAACAGCTACAACTTATGATGAAACTTATTCTTTATTAGGTGTAACTGCTGACGATACTATTGATAACTTATTAGAAAATTTAGGTATATTCAATGTTGAACCAGATATTACTTATGCATTGAGTGATGAAGTTGGTATAGATGGTTTTTATGATATTAACATAGATGTTACTGCATTACCAACAGATACGTTCTCAATTAACATAAGTGGTAACTCAACAACAGTAGTTGCAATATATGGACCAACGTTAATCGATACAGTTTATCAAACAGGTACCACTGTAACAAGTTATTCTTTAATTGATTTATATGGTGATGAGAACATTGAATTCACGTCTAAGTTATCAGATATTGAAAAGTTATCAAATGTATTTACAGATTTCTCTAATAGTTTTACAATTCCAGCAACATCAAACAATAATGAGTTATTTAAGCATTATTATGATGTAGACATTGATAATACATTCAATGCAAATATTCGTGTTAATGGTTATTTAGAAATAGATAGTTTCCCATTACGTTTTGGTAAAATACAATTAGAAAGTGTTACTTTAAAAGAACAAAAACCAGATAGTTATAAAATAACTTTTTATGGTGGTCTTTTACAATTATCAGATTTATTTGCAGACGATACTATTAATAAATTAGATTATGATAAAGAAATTGTAAATAATAAAGAAATATTTACTAAAACAAGAAATAGTTTATCACAATTTGATTATCCGTATAATAGTACTAATTTTATCAACTCAATTAATTTACCTAGTTTTAAAGATGGTAACGTAATAACACCTTTAATTGCTTATACAAATAGAGATTGGAATTATGGTACAGCAAATAGTATAGATATTTCAACAAATGATGGTGCTATATTAGATAGTGAATTAAGACCAGCTTTACGTCTTATGCCAATAATTGAAGCAATTGAAGATAAATACAATATTAGTTTTACTAGAGAATTCTTTGGTGGTGCAACATTTAATAATTTATTTATTTGGTTAAACCAACAAACTGAAGGTATTTTAGGAAGAAGAGAAGATGTAATTATATCAGAAGCTTTTTCTGGGACACCAGATGCTGGTAACGTACAATTATTAGATGGGTATGTTTATATTACTAGACAAAAATATTCAAACATTAATGCTGTACAATATTTTGCCAGAGCTGAATATTCAATATATCCAGTTAATATGTCTGTAGTTTATAATGCTTATTTAGTTGATGAAAATGGTAATATTATAACTGAGTGGTTAAATTTAACTGGTGATAATACTTTAGTTAAAGAATGGGTTTCAGAATTTGATGCATGGGCCGATGAATCAATTACAGTTACTGAACAATTTAAATTGATTATTGAAAGTAGTCAAACATTAGAATTTACTGCAAATCTTTGTATGAGTTATAGACAAAAGGCTGCAAGTATTACAACATACTATACTAATATTTGTTCAATAGATAATTCTAATATTATTTATGTGGCTGTTTTTATTGAAGATAATTTACCTAAAATGAAAGTTATTGATTTTCTACAAGGGTTGATGAAAATGTTTAAACTAATAATAAGACCAGTTAATAATAATGTTTTTTATATTAACACTTTAGATGGTTATTATTCTGATGGTAATTTATTAGATATAACTGATTATGTTAATCAAGATTCTGTTACTATTGAAAGACCTTCAATTTATAAAATAATTAAATTTAATTTCCAAAAAACAAATAATGTTTTAGGTAAAAAATTCAGAGAAATTAATGACCCAGAAAATGACGAGATAGGTTATGGTGATATAAAATCAGTTTATGCTAGAATAACAGAAAAAAATGAATTAAAAGTTGAATTACCTTTTGAGAATATGTTATTTGAAAGATTAACAGTAGCATTACCATCAACTAATGCTGGTGATTCTACAAATTGGTTAATTGGTCAAAGTATAAGTACATCTGATGAAATAACTTTTAAAAAAAATAATTCAAAACCAATTTTGTTTTTTAATAACGGTATTACAAATAATGTTGATTACCCTATTAAACTTAAATTTGCAGATACGATAGGAACGATAACTTATGGGTATTTACTTGGTAATACAAATGATGAGATTTTAAGCCAAGTAACAGATACAATTAACTGGGGTGCTGAAATAGACCCTTGGCATGGCCAAATAGTTGCAAACTCATTGTATTTAAATTATTGGTCAAATTGGATTAATACTATCTACGACCTTAAACAACGTAAGTTTACATTTGAAGCAAATTTACCACCACGTTATATTGAAGAGTTATCTTTAAATGATAGATTAATTATCGGTAATCAAAGATATAAAATTAATGATTACAAAATAAATTTATTGAACGGTAATACTAAATTAACTTTGTTTAAAGACATTTATGAATGGAATGAATATTCATTCCCATTAGATATAAATGAACCATTTATGACAGTTGATAGAACCGAATTTTCATGTAATGCTGGTAAAAAATATTATTCAATTAATCTTAATACAAATTTAGAATGGTATATAACTAAAACTGACGATGGTTTTGGTACTGATTGGATTGATGTGTTAACACCTAGTGGTAATGGTAGTAGTGAAATTGTATTTATTGTAAATCAAAAAGCATCACAAACACCACCAGAGGTTTATGATTCTAGAACAATGATTTTAACAATTACAAATGATGACTGGGGTACTATTGATATTTTTATCAATCAGTTTGGTTTATTAGAATAATCATTTATAATAAAAACTATTTAATTAGAAAAGAAGATATGAAAGAAATTATAGAATTGTTACAAGCAAATGAATGGTATGATAGTGATGAATTTATCCAAATAGCTAAGGGTAAATATCATTACCCATCAACTATGAAAGGTTGGTATAAAAAAATAAAAAGAAGTTTAAAAATAAAAGATAACTAATGGCAGATATTAATAAAATTATTGGGATTGAAATTGATGATAATGCATCAGCTGGGTTAAAAAAGGTTGACCAAAATTTAACTAAAGTAACTCAATCAACTAAAAATTTAACACAAGAAACAAAAAGCAACACACAGTCAGTATTGGATAACGGTGGTGCCATGGGTATTTTAAATGAATTGACAGGTGGTTTAGCAATGACATTTAAAGATGCTTCAGAAGCTATTGGTATGGCTGGTGTTAGTTTGAATAGTTTTAAAGGTATTATGCTTGCAACTGGTATTGGTGCACTTGTAATAGCTGTTGGTTATTTAGCTGAAAATTGGGAGAAAGTTGTTGATGCATTGGATAGTGCAACAGCTTCACAAAAAGCATATAACGAAGCTGTAACAGAAGCTAATTTAAAAACTAGAGAGACTAACACTGCCTTAGAATCATTAGCTATAAATCTACCAACTAATGAAGTAATAAATTCAGCAGCTGATATTCAAAAATATAATATAGTTTTAAGTGAATTATCAAAAACTTTAGGTGTTTTAAGTGGATTAGAATTTAAATTAGGTGATACTGAAAATAATAAAATAGTTCTTGACCAAGTTAATTCAGTTATTGCTAGTTATAAAACTTATAATGCAGCTTTAAATCAAAGAGATGAAATTCAAGAAAAATTAAATGAAGCTTTAAAAACAGAAAGTGATGCAAGAAAAGAGTTAGAAAAATATGAAAGACGAGCTGTTGAAAGTGGATTTAGTAAAGATGTAGTAGCTAAAGAATTTAGAGAAGCTGTTGGTGAAGCAGCTGTTACAGTATCAGATTTAAGACAAAAATTAGACCAAAGTAATAAAAATTTAATAATTCAAGCTGAATCACTTAAATTAAATACTGATAAAATAAATAATTATAAAAAAGCAAATGAAGAATCTAATAAAGCTCAACAAGAAGGAATTAATTTAGATAAAAAAAGAATTGAAGCTTTAACAAAATTATTAAATTCATATAGAATTAAAAGTGAAGATTTTGATGATAAAACAGATTTATCTAAATTAAATAGAGCAGAAAAAAGAGTATTAGAAGAACTAGATTTATTAAAAGCAACTGAAGAACAGAAAAAAGTTATTAGAGATTATTACGATAAACTTAGAATGGATGCTTTAAATAAAGAATATGAGTTAAATAAACAAAAAAGCAAAGAAAGTTTAGAAAAAATAGCAGATGAAGAGAAGAAAGATTTAGATGCTAGATTATCTAGAACAGAAGGTTTATATGAAATTGAAGCTATGCAAAGAGAAGCTAATTTAGTTGGTTGGATTGAATACTGGGAAGATGTTAAAATGGTAAGTGAAACAGCACAAAATTTTTTAACTGTATTACAAGATGAATCTTTAATTAAATCACAAGGTTTAAGAGATGCTTTCTTAATACTTGAAAAAGGTTTTGCTGTGGCTAATGTTTGGATTAATGAAGCACAAGCAAGTGCAACTGCTAAATTTAATGCATCTTTAGTTCCTTATTTCATTCAAGCTGGTCCTTATACAATACCTAACCCGATGAAACCAGTTGCTGTTGCTAGTGCTGCTAGAACTGTTGTTGCCAATAAAATTAATGCTGGTATAGCAACAGCTGCTATTATTGCACAAACTATATCTGGTTTAAATAAAGGTGGTAGTTCTAGTGGTAGTGTTGATAGTGGTGGAGCAGCTGCTCCACAAGCACAATTTAATATTGTTGGTAGTTCTGGAACAAATCAATTAGCTGCTACGATAGGTGCTTCTCAAAACCAACCAGTTAATGCATACGTAGTTGGTAATGATGTATCAACACAACAATCATTAGATAGAAACAGAATAAATAATGCAACATTTTTATAATAATTATAAGGGTCTCATGACCCTTATTTTTATACAATCATAACAAAAACTATTATATAATAAAAATTTAACTATGACAATATTTGAAGTAAAATACGAAAGTTCAGAACAAGGGGATTTATATGCAATATCAATTGTAGATAGTCCAGCTAATGGTTTTGAATTTATTGCTAT